CGCTCAGCCGCCAGACTTCATCTTCAACGGCGAAATTATTTCGACGCTGAACGGCACGCGCAGCAATGCGGCTGTCGATGGCAGCGGATTGGCGATGCCCGCGAACACGACGGAGACGTGGGAGCAGCACTTCCTGAGCAGGGGCTGGAACACACCCCAAGCGCAGATCAACGCGGGGTTTCCGATCTACATCCAGCCGACGCCCGGCAGCGGTTTCTACGAGGAAACCTTCGACTTCGGCAACCTGATCCCGTCGAGCAAGATCACGGCGAACTACACGGGGTTTGTCGTGGCGGGAGCCCCGGTCATCACGCCGCGAATCGAGGTTAGCCCGAATAACAGCACATGGACACTGTTCGATGGGCAAGATCAGGCGTTCGCGACGAACTTCCGCTACGTCCGGTTCCGCCTGACAGCCGCGCAGTCCGGCACAGAGACTGCGGTCTACAGGCTGGAGCGGATCAGCATCGAACTGTCCACCAAGATCAAGAACGACGCAGGCAACATCACCGCCAACGCATCGGACGCGAACGGCACGGTGGCGAACTTCAATGTGGAGTTCATCGACGCCAGTTCGATCACGGTCACGGGCGCTGGCACAACGCCCGTGATTCCGGTTTACAATTTCAAGGACACCGTTCTGTCCGGCACGTACACGATCAGCGCCAATGTGGTGACCGTTAACGTGACCGCACATGATCTGGTCCCTGGGCAGAATGTAAAATTGAATTTCATCACCGGCGCAGGCGTGCCAGCCGTTGTAACGGTGGCGACCGTTCCGAATGCAAACAGTTTTACAGCAGTGATCAATCAGCCGAACACCAGCGGGGACGTGAGTATTTACTGGCAGAGCTTGCGAGTGTATCTTTTCAACCTATCCGGCCAGCGCGTGACAGGAACAGCGTCTTGGGCGGTCCGAGGATTCTGACCCATGGCAAACCATAACCTCCCGACGCTGACCAGCACCTATGTCAACTTCAGGGCCGAGCTCGATGGGCGTCTGGTCGATCTGGCGCAGGGGCTTGACCCGGCCGTTACCGACGTCACGAACCCGCCAGCCAACGCGATCCGCTGGTCGAGTGCGGCAAACCTCTGGCAGCGCTGGAACGGCACCAGCTGGGTGAGCCTGACGGCGACCTATGCGATCAGCATCAGCGGCAACGCGGCCACGGCGGCCACCTGGCAGACGGCGCGCACGCTGACGATCGGCAACACCGGCAAGAGCGTTAACGGCTCCGCAAACGTAGCGTGGTCGCTGGCCGAGATTGGTGCCGTGCCCAATGCCGGAGGAGCTATGACCGGCTCTATCGTTTTTCAGAACATTGCCGCCGGTCCCTGGGCAAGGGGAATTGAAGGCCGCACGCAATCGGACGGAATACTCCGTGCGGGCCTGGGTATATTTGGAAACGCCGACTCTGTAGCAAACGCTTACATTGGGGTCGGTGCTTCTCCTTGGAACACGGGTAACGGCATTCGCGTCACGACTTCCGGTATCACTATAGAAGGTACAGTCACCGGCTTCACTGGCAACATAAGCGGCAACGCCAGCACAGCCACAACCCTACAAACAGCTCGACTAATTGGTGGTGTTTCTTTTGATGGTTCTGCCAATATCAACCTTCCAGGTGTCAATACAGTTGGTAATCAAAACACGACTGGTTCAGCAGCTACTCTCACTACGACTAGAACACTATGGGGCCAGAGCTTCAACGGTTCAGCCAACGTTTCCGGCGCGCTGACTGGTGTTGGCAACATCACCGGCACGGCTGGCGTCACGCTGACCGCCACGGGCGGCACACTTGGGCTGGCTGCCACGGGTGCAAACGTCATCACCGCCAGTACCAACGGCACGGTTCGCGCTCAGATCGACGCCAACGGCCAGCAGTCGTCGGTGGTGCCGGGTGGAACCGCTTTGCTGCCCGAGTTCAAATGCCGCGCATGGGTCAATTTCAACGGCACGGGCACCGTGGCTATTCGGGCCAGCGGGAATGTGTCTTCAATTACGGATAACGGCGTGGGCAATTACACGGTTAATTTCACGACCGCGATGCCGGATGCGAACTACAGCATCACATACACGTTGGACTCTGATGCAGACATAGTTAACCAGTTCGCGGTCGACTCTAATCCACGCGTTCTTTACGCACAACAAGATTTACAAACTGCTGCTTCGTCACGCGTGTTTACGGGCAGTAACAGTCCGTCGGGTTCGTTGCTAATCGACATGCGCGCCGTGCGACTTGCTTTCTTCCGCTGACCCGAGGACAACACTATGAACCCTATCATTCTCTACAAACAAGACAACGGCGTAGTCGCCATCATTCGACCCACAGAGGAAGCCCTTGCCAAATACGGCATTGAGGCCATCGCAGCAAAAGACGTGCCCGCAGGCAAGCCATACAAGATCATCAACGCCAGCGAGATTCCCACTGACCGCAGCCAGCGCAATGCTTGGACGGTTGACGATGCTGACCTGACGGACGGCGTGGGCGCTGAGTCCAACACATTTCCGGAGGCCACATGATTATCAAGATCGACCAGACCAAGCTGCCAGCGCCGGTGTATCCACAGTTCACCAGCCTACAATTCCTCGACCTGTTCACCGAGTCCGAACAACTCGCCGTCGCCACCGCTGCAATGCAGTCGGCACAGGTCAAGCTTTGGTACGACCGGACGCTGGCTGCCATGTTCATCACGCTGGCTGACCCGCGCACCGAGGGCGGACTAACTGCCCTGGTGGGCGCTGGCCTGCTGACGGCTGAACGCAAGGCCGCGATTGTGGCCGCAATGTCATGATGTACCTGCTTTGACGCACTATTCGAGGCCGCCAGCCGGATTTGAGCATGGACACCACGCCGCGCATCATTAAGATTGGCGATGCCCTGAGCCAGCTCATCAACGTGGCGCTGCTGCCGGGGCACCGGCAAACCACGGCCAACGAAAGCGTATCGGGTCGGGCGCATCGCATGGGTTGGCGCCGCATCGAGCGCGTGATTGATGTGATCTTTTCGCCGTTCGAGCATGACCATTGCCGCAATTCACATGAGGCGGATGTGGCGCGGTCAATGAAACTTTTGGGATTGGAGGAGTAAACATGGACGACGAATACGACGGCGCAGACCGCAGACGCGAGCCCGAGGGATGGCACCTCGATAAGCGCATCCCCATTGCGACACTTGTGGCGATTCTGACGCTGGCCGTGGGTGGCATCCTGCACATCACACAGATTCGAACCGATCTCGAGATTTTGCGCCAGCAGCAGGCCGCCCTTTCGCAGCGCGTAGAGCGGTCAGAAATCGCAAACCGCGAGTACCTGCAAAAGATCGACCGCAGCCTAGAGCGATTGAACGACAAGCTCGACCGGGCCATTTCGGACGGCGCGGTAAGGGGCCGACCATGACGCCGCTGTTTTTCCTGCTGGTGCCCTTTCTTTGGTACTGGGTTTTGTTTGGAGCTTGACTATGCCTAACCCAATCGACCGCTGGAAAAATCGTCGCCGTATGGCCTGGGTGTCGTTGTTCGCGGGCTTTGGTTACCCGCTGTTATTGTGGGTATCCGATTCAGACCAGATCGGCAGCGTTGCCGGCCCGTTCTACGTGTTCATCTCTGCCGTTATCGCCAGTTATATCGGATGGGCCACGGTCGATGACAAAAATTTCAAGGACGCGCCCAAGGGCGCCGACGAAAGGCAGGCATGAAGATTTTGATCGCAGCCGGGCACGGTGGCACCGACCCCGGCAATACGTGGAACGGCGCGCACGAGGCAGTGCTGATGACACAGTTGCGCGATATGGTTGCCGAGCGTTTAAGCCGCGCTGGGCACGAGGTGACGACTGACGGCAACAAGGCGCAGAACCAAGTGCTGCGCGAGTCCATGCGGCTTGCTGCCGGGCAGGACGTGGCGATTGAGCTGCACACCAATGCTGCTGCGCGCACAGCGGCTACGGGCGTCGAGGTGATCGCAGATCGGCGCGACTCGGCGCTGGCGCAACGCATTGCACAAGCCATTGCCCGTGTGCTGGAAATCCCGGTGCGGCGCAATGCCGGCTGGTTGCCGGTGGCCGACATAGCCGCAGAGCGCGGTTTCACGCCGGGCTTCGTGCGCGCCGGTGGGCTGATCGTTGAGTGCTTTTTCCAAAGCAACCCCGACGATTTGCTCAAGTATCGCGCCCGCACCGAGCTGGTGGCCGATGCGATTGCCGCTGCGGTTGCGCCGGCCGATGGGGCAGCGACATGATCTGGAGCCTGCTTGCAAACCGCTGGCTGCTGGGTGGCCTGCTGGTCGCGGCCCTGCTGGCTGTCGGCCTGCAGACCTACCGCCTGGCGAGTGAACAGGCCGCTCATGCCGACACTCGCGCCCAGCATGCCGAGCAACTGCGCGAACTGGCCGACGCTGCCCGCCAGGCCGAGGCAGACGCACGGGAGGAAGAACAACGCCGCACCGCAGAGGTGCAGAAAGCCGCCGATGAAGCCCACCAAGCCCTGGAG